ATTGTGAAGCATATCCGTAAGGATGGTTATGTAATGCATAGTCTTGACAATTTACGCCAACAGAACGAAGCGCATTGGCGTTTTCATGCGACATATTGCTGAAGTCATGTGTTGATATATTGAGTATCCTCATATTATTTCCAATTCTTTCCTGTAAACCAAGTTCCAAACTCTCCTTTTTCTGATAAAATTTTAAAATATATCACAATAAATGATATTAAACCGGCAATTGGTATAAGCCAAACAAGAAAAAGAACAGGTGTGCAATCATCTATTTTGTAGCACAATTTATTTATCCATCTTGTTAAAAAGATATGTGCGGCATAAACTAAAAGTAAAATCAACCAAATCATAATTCAAAAAATTAGTTTAAAAATTAAATACCAAAAGGTCAAACAAAAGACCGTTATCAGCAAATATACATATTTTACTTTCATACACTAGCGAAATACTTTCCTTTCATACTCAATTTGTTACGTGCTTGATTGAATAGTGCTAAACTTATTACGCAGTCATCATGTATCCCCTCTGGTGCTGAGTATTTAACTGACCGTGTTTTGGCATCGAATACATAAGTAAACGCTTCCAACTCATCAATAAGATATTCGTGGTTTGGTATGGTTAATTCAAGCTGTTCAAATGCCACAGCTAAATCCTCAATCATTATCGGCTTTGTCTTTGAAGAAGTTGTGAACGGCTCGATCAAGTTGCCTACCTTTCGTTTAAGCATCTCATAAAATACATCCCCCTGGTTATTCACCTCGACATAAGTATAGGCTCTATGCTGATTTATAACTTTTGCTACTTTTTCTATTATCGAACTCCATTCATCATGCCTCCATCTTTCCACATGAAGTACAGATCCATCACGTGTACCGATAGTTAATACCGTGTAGTCATCAGCCCTACCAATATCTAAACCTCCAAATACTTTTCCTCCTTGCTTTGGATCCCCAATAGATTCCCGAACGTTCTTGAATAGCCCTGAAGCTCCATCGATGAACTCAGCTAAATATTCCTGTCTGAAGATATGATCAGGAATCGTTTGACGTATTGAGTCAATCTCCCTGGGGTCAACCATTGGATTATCGTAAGAGCTAAACTGAAAGTACCTATAACGGTCATCTGAATGTCTGAGCAACGACAATTTGTACATCATTCGTTTACCTCGCGGAGTTGAGATAAATATAACCTTCCTGCCCTTTACTAAAACAGTCGGTTGCAATACCTCCTCCCATGTGTTTGACTTCATGAAATCGAACTCATCACATATCAGATAGTCAAAGGTATTACCTCGGATGTTATCAGGTCGCTCTGCTGAAAAGAATTGGATAGTTGAGCCGAATCCCTTAATAATTAAATCAGTGTCGTTATAAGTAAAAAGACCACTGTTTAAAGTAGCCTTTTTCAATTCATTGTAAACCTTTTTACATTGCTTATAAATTGGAGAAACCCAACCAATCGAACAGCCTTTATCGTTTATAGCCCAGTACAAAGATTGATTCTCTGCGAGTAATGATTTACCGAACTGTCTTCCAATATTGCAAACGTAGTATTTCGCTGATTCGTTATTAATTGAATCATGGATAATACGTTGCTTTTGGTGCGGTCTATATCCTTTAATTGTCGAACTCAAACTTATCTACTGTCTTATTCTCGATGTGCTGCTTATCGTGCATCCCTAACCGGTTCTTTGCATAGAAAATGCCCTTACCTTCATTAGCTACAATATCAGTTGCCAGTGCTTTAAATAGGTCATCTATCGCTTTTATAGTGTTACTTTTTACAGGCTCTTCAGACTTCAGCCATTCGTAATAAGTCTTTCTTGCCATTGTCTCAAGTTTCATCATTGGTAGCCATATCCTTAGAAAATAATCAATCGTTGGAATATGTCTATCCATTACCTCTACTACTTTGCCACTACTTGAAACAACTTCTCTTGTATGAGATACACACTCTCTGATGTACATATCCGCGTATTCAGGCAATGTTGTGATAAAGTCCATTGATTTATTATTTCCCACCTTCGTATGCTTTTAAATATTTAACAACTGCCTGCCCGAACTCTGTCCTTTCCATTTTACGCCTAAAGTTTCGATCCCGTTTGCATTGTCTTACATAAGTCAAACCAATCTAAGCAAGTAGCAATTGACGTTGATTAGAAAGGACCTCTTTAAATTCCTGTTCAGCCTTCTTTCGTCTCCAAAAGAATAGCTTATTGATTAGCCTCTTCATTTTGTTTATCAAGGATTAATTGAATCAAAGACGCTTCTTTGGCTTTGTGGTGAAACTTAATGCCCTGTTCCTTGCAAATAGCTTGAAGCTGTGGGATTGTCAACTGTTTCAGGTCAATTTGTTCATCGATTGATTCTTGAACTGTCTTTTCCTTAACAGTTACCCTTGTGACGTTGGCAGGCTTCTCAGGTTGCTTCGTTCTGATAACTCTCGGCTCATGGAAATCAACGTAATTTTTTACGATGTTCATCGCTGTCTTGATACAACCAGGACAATCGATGTTTAGTTTTACTTTCTTACCAATGAAGTTAAACTGCAACTCCTCGAATACAACTTTCAAGCAATTTGATTCGACTCCTTTAAGGTCGTATTGTTGCTTTTCAACTTTAAAACGGATAACCTCTAAGGCCTCCATTGATTCTTTTGATAGTGTCATTCTTTTGATGATTTAATTATTACTAATGAAGCGAAAAGAGTCTGCATTTCATCTTTTTTATCTTCTAAAATTGTCGAGTCTACTTTTATCGGTTCTTCACCAACAACAGATTTTATTTTTTCATCATCCCATATCTCTCCTTGTACCAAACATACAAATTTTCTGATGTCATTGTAATCAACATCTATTTCTAAAGTTACCTTCATTCTTTTTCGATTATGATTGATATTAAATAAGCAGCAATTGCCGCCATTGGTTCAAAGGTTATGATTAATGTTATCCAGAAAGTAAAACAAGAGTAACAGTCAGGAAACTTTCTATATCTTGTGATTGACCATCCAAGCATTTTTTTAAGATGATAAGGGAAATTTAATTGCTTATGAAGCATCCAAGCAACAAACCATCCTAAAAGGACATCATTCAGCGTCCAATTCTCGATAACGTTTAACAATTTCATTTTTCGTAAAGTTACAAATTTTCTTAATTACTCTATAATCGATTTTCGTCTTTTCAGAAAATGCTGTGATTGAAGATCCTAAATAGCAATCCTTGAAAACCGAAACCTCAAGAGAAAACCCTTCAATCTCAAGCTCTAAAAAGATACGGTGCAATAGTATCGCGTCGTACTTGGTCCCGTTGTATTCGATTTCAGGAACGTCGGGTAGTTCTTGGTATTGCTGCGGTCGATAAATGCGGTTAAACGATGACCTTTTATTTCTCCATGCGTTCCGGATCGATGTGTGAACGTAGGCGTTGATGTTCTTGATATCGTTTGGGAGTTCTGTTGCGATGTGATGCACAATATCTTTACCATATCCTGGTGCAATCTTCTCAGCGTACTGATAAAATTCATCAATGCTATTAACAAAATCTTCATTCACAAATCCAAATATAACGTTTGTAAGGCTCAAAGTCTACAATTTGACCATCTAATGAGCAAGAATCTTGAACCACTTCACCTTGAGATGTATTCTCATAATAACCAAAATAGTTCTGTTGGTATTGCTTATAACAGTCGCATTCTGACTGTATAGGCGTTGGATCTCCCTTCTTACATGAAGCAAGTAAAGCGACTGAAATGATTAAAAATATCTTTTTCATGGTGCTAATATAATTAATTAATTCATAAACTCAAATTGTTTCCCAAATTGCCCCGTACACTTGCAAGAATCGGAATGAACTAAAGTATCGTTTCCGTTAGGCATTATGTAGCGGTTGTATTCGTGTCCGTGTTTCTGTATCCGTGTTTCAAAGTTGTAGTAGATTATACATACAAGGATTGACCATAGAACTACAAAAATTAAATTCCTTAAATTTATCATATCATTTTAATTACAGTAAAAATAATTGCTTTTCTATTAACTTATTCCCTTTACTTATATTGTCCTTTGCCCACAACGGCTGAAAGTTTGTATAGTGGTTTAATTCTATTAAGTGTTGTTCGTCTTTTCATAGTCTTTAAGTTTCTGTTTGTACAAAGATATTATTTCTTTTAATTCCTCAATGGAATATTTTCGTGTTTTGTTAGCTTCCTCTTCTAAAACATCGTATCTCTCTTGTCCTATCTTCGATATTAGATTCGCACGGTAAGGCAAAAGATTCCCACTTAAAAAACTATTACAATACTCGCATTGAACGTGTACATTGTCTTCGTTGAACCTTACCGACCAGTGATTGTTAGCGTTCCAAAAATGTCCTGCGTTTGATTTCTTTGGTACGTTTCCACACGATATGCACCTTTGAGTCTTATCACGTTCTCTTATGTAAGCGTTAAACGCTTGTTGTGCTATCTTAATACAATCTTGCACAGTCATTAACTCCTCCTTCTTTTTGGCTTTCGTCTTTTTCCACGCTTTATATTTCGCTTCTGCTACCCAAACTTTAACACACTCCGATTTGTTGCAATACTTTTGTAGTGAGTTGTAAGGCGTGAATGGCTCTTTACAGTTCTTACACTTTTTCATCGTAAAATAGTTGTTTATGTCTTAACTCTAAATTCTCAATCTCTAAATTCTTGATATGGTTGTTTAACATCTTGATCACTCGCTCTCTCTCCGACCAGGTGAATAATACTTGCTTTAAGTTCGATTCGTGTTTTCGCATCGGTTCGATTAAATCGGTTCGTTCCGGATGCTTCGTTTCAATCTCTTCTACCGAAAGTCGGATACTGTCGTAAACGGCTCGGAGATTTATTTCGGCTATTAGTGTATCTACTTTCATAATTAAAAAGGTAAGTTAGAACCAATATCGAAAAAGTTTAAGCTGTCTGTGACCTTTGTATTTGGTTCGTGTTTCCGTATAATAGGGTCAACACCTCCTTGCTTAAATCCTAACCCACTATTATAGTCAAACATCTCAGGGTTATTTAATTCAGTCTGTTGCCCTCCAGTATCACGGTCTTTAATTTTCTCAACATCTACCATAGTAACATACTTCATTGAAGGGTGTTTAACGAGTCTGTGAATTACTATCATGTCATCACAACGATTTAGAAACGGTTTACCTCCTTCAATATGTGCTTTCAATGGTGGTTTAAGGTGTC